CCAAATCTTTGACCTGTTAAATCAATTAATCTACCTATAAATAATCACACCTTTTATCAGAGGGCTTTCGCCCTCTATATTGATTAAAGTTCATCATCGTCATCGAAAAGATCTTCTGTTCCTTCTGGTAATTCTTCTTCAATTGGCTTAATTACCATATCATCGTCTGTATATACAGTATCTTGTCTACCTCGAATAAATCCTTTTGCAGGTTTTACAAACTGATACTCTTTGACTCTTTCTCCGTATACATTGCTTCCAAGTTCTTTACGAATATCATCCATTGTAATTAATCCACACTCAAGGTCTTCTTTTTCTTCATCAGAAAGCATGTCTTCTGTAATCTCTTCTTTTTGTGCTCCATTAAGCATATTGACGAGTACACCATATTCTTTATATGTATCATCTTCTACAATAAATTTATGCTTAATTCTTTCAGCTTTCTTTTTTTCTGCTTCATCATCAGCATTCACATGGATTGCAACTGTTACAGGAACAGGGATATTGGCTTTTCTATTTCTATCATATTCCATCATATATCCATTTACATAATATTTGCCTTTTTCTTCAACACTCATATCATCTAAACTATCTTTGTTATATAAGATATTAAATGTTGCTGTAGAAGAAGTTTCTGCATCGTCAGCAGCAAGATAAATTCTTGTTGGAATATAATTCTCATATACCTGTTGTTTTTCATCGGAATAAGAATAATCTCCATTACCTCTGATGTGGAATAACTTGTCATCGTATTTACCACTATCAATTACTTTTTTGATAAACTCTGCAAAATCCCATTCTGAAATAAACTCATGGCGTTTCTTTTTGCTTTTCTCAAGTGCGGTTGCAAGTTCATCTTTTGATTCAACCTCTAACTCTTTCAGTTCTTCATCCGTAAGTTCTTTACCTTCGTTTACTTTTTCAAGAGCTTTTTCAAGAGCGTATCTACGTCCTGGCTTCTCAAGA